CGGCGCATAGCTGGCGCATCTTAGTCTCGCCGGCTTCAGCAAACCACGCCTCGCACTCGGCGAGCGCATTAATCATCCCATCGAGCACGCCCTTTGCAGGGTCGTCGATGATAGCGCCGGAGCCGTCGCGGGTGACGTATGTAGTCGATTCGCTAGTCGGCGCGCAAATATCCACGCACGACGCACGCGGCGACGCTATGGGCTCGGGGGGCTGCGCCACGGTTGCGGCGGCCGCCTCTTGATTCTGCCTTGCGATAGCTTCCTCGGCATCCTTACGGTCGCGCTCGGCCTTTTCCTTGCGTAATGCCTCGAGCTCGGCCTTTTCGACCTCCTGCGCCTTAATGACTGGAAACTGAGCGCGGAGCGTGTCGAGCGTGTCTTTGCGTGCGCTCATGGCATCGACGGCCAGCTCTTTGTAGTGGTCGGGGTCGATCTCGTTAGCGACTAGCCAGTCTATGCGCTTTTGCAGGGTTTCCGAGTCCTGCCCGATCACGTTGCCAAGGGCTGTAATGCCGTGAATTTTCTTTTCAATCTCGGCAAGGGCGGCGGCCTCTTTTGCTTCCACTTCATCAATCGGCGCTTGATGCACCTCGATCATATCAGCAACGTCGGCAATAATGTCCTTTGCCTCGGCGTCGAGTATTTTACCGCGAGCGAGCAACGGGGCTTTGAGTTCTTTCCGGCGAGCCTCGACCGCGCCTTTTGATTTGCGAAGCTTGGCAACATGCGAGCGAGCCGCTTTGTTACCCTCTGGGGTCGCATACTCAAACACGGTTTTTGCATTGGTTTCTTTCAGCTCGGCCAGCTCGGAGCGGAACGGGTCAAACTCGACGACCTCGCAACCCTCATAATGGCTTACGGCGGTTTCTTCTTCGATTGTGGTTTCTGTATTCATAGCATGTTATCCTTTATTTTGTTATTGGACTAATCGTTTAGCACGTTTATATAATCGCAGTCAAGCGGCAAAGTGAATTATTTTTTGTTTTTCGCGGCAGCCTCGCGCCGAGCAATCATTTCGGCCGTTTCACCCATATCGAAGGTTATGACGATCTCGTCGGCATCGGGGTCGAGGTCTTCATACTCAACCTTTTCAGTCACCTTCCAACTGTCCATTGCTTGAAGCCAGAATTTTTGCGCAGAAAACATCCCTTTGTCGATAGCATTTTCAAGCAAAGCGTCTATGACGCTGGTCGTTATCGTTTCTTTCGCCGCCTTGAGCGTCTCGCCGAAATGCTTGTCAAAAGTCATCATAGACATTTTGCGTATCCGGTCATCGCCGCATATATAGGCCAGCTTGTCGATAATCTCTTTCTTTGTGAAGTGGCCGCGCATTGCTAGCGTCATAACAAGCCGGTGGTGACTGTGGTCAAAGTCGAATATCGGAGGCCGGCCAGCACCCGCACGACTGCCGCCCCATCCACAATTTAGACGCGCCAGAACCTCATGCCGGCGGGTGCTGTCGATGGCTATTTCTTCGGGCGTTAGCTGTTTTTTAGGCTTTTTTACAGCACTTGATTTTCTTTTTTTAACAGGTGTTTTTTTAGTCATTTCACTAAACTTTCAAAGGGTTTCGCCAAACTTGATTATACGCCCATATAGAAAAATTTCAACTATACGAGCGTTCAATTTCTTAACTATCTATCGGCGCAGATTATTAACAAGGCGACAAACGCTATTAGGAAAACTAGGAAAATTGCGGCGGCCATCATAGAAAAAGCACCTTTCTTTTTTTGGTTTGGGAGTTATTTTTTTTTGCTAACGGCATAAAATGCTCATTAAGACATCGTGCAACATTGATAGAAATGCACTTTTCTTTAATCTGTGGCATGACTTACACCCCTCCCGCTACCCATGTAGCCAAGCACCTTTTAATGAGCTTAAAAAGCTACTCTAAGGCGTTTTTATAAATTTGCCCTTATAAATTCGTCGATCTGGTCTTGCGCTGCGCCGCTCTCTTTCAAATATTCGACCGTGCGCTCTATCGCGGTGCCAATGCTTATTGTTTGCGCTGGCGGCTTCCGCGCCTTATCCAATGCTATTGCCTCAAGGCGCTCAATATCACGTTGCATCATGCGCTTGTCGTGCCTGAGCCGTTCGTTTTCTGCCTTAATTGCATCGACGGTATGCGGGTCAAAATAGCGATAATCTAGCCAAGCTTCGGATTGCTCTGCTTCAAATCCTCTTAGATATTCCCATTCTTGCGGCGTGCGCTCGGCTGCATGTTTCTGAGCGTAGCGCATGTAAATTGAGCGCTCATACGGCGGCCTCCCGTTTCTTTTGATAATTCCGGCGATGCAAGCTGTGGTCGGAAATTCATTGCTGCGCTGCGCGTGCAACCTGAAAGCCCTTAGCACCAGCTCGGCCGGATATTGAGCAAGGTCGGTTAGCATGGTTTTCGTAATGGATTTGAGCGATTCGGGCTGTTTTCCGTAGGTTCTCATGGCATTAAAGCGCTCATAAATCTCAATCGAAACGCGCTTGGCTCCCTCGCTATCCTCGATTATTGGCAGCAAATTCTGCGAATCCTTCGCTAATTGCTGCCCTTGCCCGTTCGTCGTTGGTAGGTTTGTTGGCATGGCTCTGGCCTTTCATTTTTTCGGTTAGGTTTTCGTCGTTCCATCGCTCGCCGTTCAGCCATGTTGCGGGATAGCAAAATGAAATGGTCGCGGGTTTGTTGGCGATGTAATCGGCCAATGCGCTCATGATTGTTTCATGGCCTGTAATCTTTCGAGCCTTGCAATATGATTTTATTGCTCGCTTACGATCTTTTTTTACGGGATAGGCTTCATAGAAAATATTTGCTTGCGCTTCGATTTCGTCAAAACTGCGCGATAGCGCAATAGTTCTTTCTGTCTTTGTCTTTGCCTCTGCCTCTGCCTCTGGGGTTACGCAATCAGAGGAATTATGTATCGAATCCGTGACAGTTTCGTAACACTCGCTTCCACTGCTGGTTTCCGCTGCGCTCTTATCTGCGCCATTGGTTGCGCTCTTAATTTCAATAAAGTGCGCCTTTTCAATTTCGCGCAGCGCCTTTTGTAATAGGGCGCAATCCATGCGTAACCGGAATGCAATTTTTTCGTAACTATCACCAATCACCCCGCTAGTGGGGTCTTCGGCCTCACTCGCAAGCAACCAAATCATAGGTAAGAGCGCACGCGCATCTGCGCTCATGGTTTGGTAGCCAAAATCATCGAGCATCGTTTTGTGCAGCCGTATCCACGGGGGGCGTCGATCTTTGTACGATTGATGTTTACACCAATTTTCAACCTTTATCATAATCAACTACTCCCGCATGATAGATATTAACCCCATTGCCCGCCTTTCGCGTAGCTATCTTTATACCGTGGTATTTTCCATATTTGTATGCAGCATCACGCACTGATGGTAGGTTTTCTGACTCTATGTAAATATAATCGCCAGGCTCTTTTAATTCTGAGAAATTGTATTTGGCCGCGTGGCCGTATGATGGTTTTGGTATGTTAAGCATGTTTTACCCTTTCTTTATATGTGTAATACATATATAAGATAAGAAATGGAGTAAAGTCAACAAGTGAATTTTAATGCTCTGAAACAACGCGATTGACTAAAATATTCGAGGCGTGCTATATGTGAGGAACATAGCGCTTGCGCCTTGTTATCCTGCCTACGCTTTGGGCGGTCGCAGTTTTATACCGTGGCCGCCTTTTTTATCCCACCTCTTTTTCATAGCGATTATGCAGCCGGTTAGCGGTCGACTCGTCGAGAACGCTATAAATTTTTATGGCACGGTCGAGAATGTAGTTCTTGTGGCGGCCTTGTTCATTGCTTACGCTATTGATTAGGTCGACGGTTTCGTCTTTGAGAAAGTAAGTTTTATTTTTCGACATGGGTTTTATCTTTCTTTTGTGATTGTGGTATGATTGTTTTAACACGTTTTTTGATTGCATAGCAAGATAAAATGTGCATACTACAAATACGCGCCGCATGACGGAGTGGATAACAACGAAAAAGGATAACGAAAAATGAGTAATTACCCCGACGGTATGCGCGAGGCATACGACACGACGGTCGATCTTAAATGCAAGCGCGGCGATTGTGGCGCGACTTGGGAGGCGGCCGCTACTTGGGAGCTAGGCGGCTATTGGCTGCACGATGAAGCGCAGCAATGCCCCGAATGTAACGGCGATGAATGGGAGTAAGTTAGCATGAGCGATAAAATTTTCAATATCAATACACCTTGGCAGGGTGAAAAAATGCCTGAGCCAATGCACGAGGCAATACAACGTGAGTTCTCTATTCAATTGAAAGACTCCTACTTGCGAGGGTATGACGATCTTTACAGCTTAATGATGGCCTCGCCTGATCTTAATCAATCACAAAAGAAGCACATAAAGGCGCTTCGCGACCGTACCCACGCCGACTACACAGCCGTTTATGAAAGGATAACGCCGCAATGACTTATCGCATTTACAACCCGCCAGCTCGTCGATCACGCGCCGAGGATTGGAAAGTCCTAACTTTGATTGCGCTAATTTTTGCGGTTGCGGGAATTGGAGTCAATCAATCTGAAAAAATAAAAAATAGCCATGAGAGGGCTGAGACATGTTCACAATAACTATACACTGGCGATCTGAAACGGCGCCATTAAAGCTTAATGTCGATTCGTGTGATACTGAGGGGGGCGCTTTTTGCTACACTCAAAACGGCGACGTTTGTTACGTTCCGCTCGGTTTAATCTCCCTTGTGCATGTAACAAAAAAAACCGCGCACCACGGCGAGGCGCCTATCCCCATAACCATAGCGCCGCCAATAGAGGCTTGACGCAATCGCCACACACGTTTATATAATATAAAAAAACAAAATTAGGATAACATGAAATGACAACTCCCGAGCCTATAGTAATGACTATAAATAGCGATGCACACTGGCACGCGGTACGCGACAAGCATATCGGCGCTAGTGAGGTTTCTGCCTTGTTTGATCTCAACCCGTATATGTCGCATTTTGAGCTTTGGCATAGAAAGAAAGCGGCTATAGACGGGCGCAAGCTGCTAGAAAACTATGACAACGACCGCATGTTTTTAGGGCGAGAACTCGAGGGCGCGATAGCTAGGGCATGGGCAAAGCGCGAAGGGCATAAGCTTATAGGCTGCGATAAGCAATACTATATAAGCCCGCAAGTTTTGGGCATGGGTTGCACGCCTGATTTTATGGTTGTAACGAAAGAGCGCCCCGATGAAAAAGGGCTGGTCGAGGTCAAAAACGTCGACTATTTGCAATACAAAAAAGAGTGGTCGTGCGGCGAGCCTCCGATAAACTACATATTACAGTTACAAGAGCAAATAGCGTGTACGGGCTGCAATTACGGTTACATCGTGGCGCTGGTGGGTGGCAATGAGCTGGTGTCATTCAAGTATGAGCGCCACAATCCGACCATAAAGAAGCTCGCCTCGGCCGTTTGGAATTTTTGGAAAAGCATAGAGAATGGTGTCGAGCCGCGCATCACCTCCGCAAGCGACCTTGAGATTGTCAAACAAATAGTTGACCCTCGCGACGCGCCTATTGACCGCTCCGACAATAAGAAAATAGACAAGATTTGCACGCGGCTCGAAATAACGACCGAGGGCAGGGTCGCGCTTGAGAAAGAGGAAAAGAAACTAAAGGCGCAGCTTATAAACATAATCGGAACACACACTTTAACACTAGCCAACGATTATGAAATAGGTTATAAAGAGGTCACGGTCTTCGATCAAGAAAGGCCGGCACAAAAACGCACCTATCACAAATTGAACATTAAAAAGAAGGATAACAAAAAATGAGCAACTCATTACAAACCACAAATGATAGTCAAAAGCTATCCGGTTTCAATTCGCCAGCACCCACCACGCAACAAAGCGGAGGCGTCGCCGTTCTTTCCGACCGCGCAGTCGCCGAGGTCAAAGGGATTATGACAATGGCTCGCATGTTCCCCCGTAACGAGGCGCTAGCGGTCGAGAAAATCAAAAACGCTTGCACGCGTACAAAGCTGGCAAGTCAAGCTAGGTATAGCTACCCACGCGGCGGGCAAACCGTTACCGGCGCAACAATTAGGCTCGCCGAGGCTGTTGCTCAATATTGGGGTAATATTCTATGGGGATGGAAAGAGGTTGAGCGCTACAATGAAAGCTCTCTTTGCCACGCTTACGCATGGGATGTTGAGAATAATGTGCGAAAAGACGCGGAGTTTGTCGTGCCGCATTACCGTGACAAATCAGGCGGAAAAGAGCGCCTTAAAACTGACCGAGACATTTACGAAATATGCGCAAACATGGCATCACGGCGCGTGCGCTCGTGCATATTAAACGTAATCCCTGGAGACGTTATCGAGGAAGCCGAGGCTATATGCGATCAAACACTCAAGCAAAATGACCCCGTTACTAAAGATAGTATAAAAAAACTACTTGAGGCTTTCTCTGCTTATGGCGTTAACCGCGCAATGATTGAGAAAAAGCTCGGGCGTGCTATCGACTCTATGACCTCCGGCCAGCAAATATCTTTGCGCCGCATATATTCGGGCATGAAAGATGCTATGGGTACGGCTAGCGATTATTTCGACGTCGAGCCATCTGATAAAGAGCCGGCCGACAAGCTCGAAAATTTCAATAAAGCCGAGGAAAAGCCAGCCGCAAAAAAAGAGGCCAAAACAAAAGCCGCGCCGGAGGTCGAAAAAACCGAATTAGAAAAAAAAGGCGATGACGCACTCGAAGCAATGGCGGCAATGGCGGGGAAGCCCGACAAAAAAGCACCTCCGGCCGGTAGCGACACTCCCTTGCTTTCTTCAGCAGGCGAAACGATTGACCCCGAAACTGGCGAAGTCATAGGATAATCACAAGGCGCCGGCAAGCGTCGGGCGTCGGCATGTAGTCGGCGCCCTAAACACAAAAGGAAAATATTATGCAAAATGGCAACGTAGCGGGCGACATACTTCAAAGCTATATTGAGCGCGTCGAGCGCCTTGAAGAAGAAAAAAGCAACATCGCAATAGATATACGCCAAGTTTTTGGCGAGGCAAAAGCCAACGGTTACGAAGTAAAAATTATGCGTGCGATCATCAATCTGCGCAAGGTCGACCCTGCCGAACGGCAAGAGGCTGAGTTTTTACTTGAGACTTATGAGCGGGCGCTTGGTATGCGGCCGGCCATAGATGACGCCTGAGCAATACAAGGCGCTGGCCGCGAAGCCAAAGCGCAGCAAATACCGCAACACACCGACGGAAGTCGACGGCATACGGTTTGACTCTAAGAAAGAGGCAAACCGCTATTACACGCTTAAAATGCGCGAGCTGGCCGGTGAAATATACGATCTTGTGTTGCAACCGAGCTATAATTTCAAAATAAACGGCACTTTGCTAAAATATTCAAAAGGCCGTGTAATGGCGTACAAAGCCGATTTCTCATATATTAGGTGTAGTGACGGGCAAACGGTGGTCGAAGATGTTAAAAGCGAAGCTACCGCGACTCCAGCGTATAAAATAAAGAAAGCGTTAATGCTAGCGTGCCACAATATCGAAGTTATCGAGACTTAGGCGGGTTGCCAGTGCGGATAATCGCCAGATAGTAGGCAAAGCAATTTTGCAAGCAAATGTGTGTCGATTTTTGCGCTGTGTCCTTTGAATAACTCAGTGCCTTGAGCATACGGTCGTGTTTTACGGCCGCATGTCTCAGCTCCTTCTCGCTAAATGCCGAGCGGAAGTCTCGGGCAATAACCTCATAAGGCGAGGGTTTATTGTAATCTATTTCGATCAATTATACCCTCGATGCGCTCAAGCTCTATTTGCTGGCGTAGGTTTTTAATGACATAGACAGCTTGGTCGCTACCCATTTTGTAGCCCTCCCATTCCTTAGCCATAGGCTCGGGAGGGAATACGGGAGCGGGGCAGGAAAGCGCCAGCGTCGGGCTATTTAATTTTTCCTTGCTCTCGCAGCTTGTCAATAATACTAGCAGGGGTATCGCCGCTATTTTCAATAATGTCGCGATATTCATTAAACCTCGCTTCTACGCCAGAAATAGCCGCCTTATAGTCGGCAACGTCTTCGGCATGTTTTTCGATTAAATAGGCATTTTCGGCGCTCAATTCACCAACGCGGCCGCGCCAACGATACGCGAGCAACGACGGTATGATAACCGCCGATACCACAATCGCGTAAATGATATAGGTCGCCATTATTTACCCGTGATGGTGACTTTAGTCTTGGCTGTAATGCGTCCATATAAAGCCAAAAGAGCGCCCGCGCTCTCAATAACGACCGAGGCAATGCTTGCAATTTCTTGATCTGCGCCCTCCGGTATATTGAGGCCGAATACTGTGCCGGCGATCATAAGTAAAACGCCCCAAATTGTCTTTGATGTAAAAATGCTTTTAACTTCATTCATGATGATAACCTTACATTGTTTATGTGAACATATTAGCACGTTGCTACCGATTATACAAAGGCTCGTTTTGCGCCCTTTGAGCCTTCCCAAAAGCGGGCGCGGCCGGTGTCTACATGCAAAAACGTATTGTAGTAGCCGAAGCCAGTGAAGCCAGCCTCTTTTGCCGCTTTGTGTAGCAGCTTCTTATCTATGCCCCGCGTCGATACGTCGAGAGCCTTGCCCTCAAGGTGCATAGAGCGAGAGCCGCCACCTATAGCGCGGTTGTAATCCTTATCACGATAGCCTGAGTTTATGGTCAATGGTGTAACTTTTCCAACGCGGCGAGCATAAATACGGCGCATCCGCTCAAACTTATCGAGCGTGGTTGCGTGTATGATGACCGAGCCGTCGCCGTTGCTTGCAAGCTCATTCTGCAAGCTAATGCTCGGCCAGCGCCACACCTTGCGCGGAACGAGCCGCCAATGCTGAAAATATTGCCCTTCGCTTCCCATTAGTGCCTACCTCTTTCCAAAAGAGCGCTCAAACTAACCTTGATTGACTCAAGGTTGTTTTCGAGAATCTCTATTTTTCTCCCGTGGTTGTTTGTC